AATTAAAGGTATTTTTTTTTCTTTTAACTCTTTTTCAAATATTGATTCAACTGTATCATTTTGTGTTGTTTCAACTTTAGGTTCAAACCCGTCGACAAGTTGCTGTAAACGAATTCCTTTTATCTTTGCGTATTCGTACTTGGTCATTATCGAAGGAACATTCATACTCATAGTTATTTTAATTAATATTACTATATACTTTTATATTAAATTTTTTTATCATTTTTATTTTTTTTTTGAATTTATTTTTGGATTTTTTTTAAATCATTTTAATTATGAATAAAATTTCATGTATAATATTAATTTTACAAGATCAAATAAAATTGAAAGAGCAGGTGCGATTATAATTAATAATGAACAAACGAAAATAGTGCTTGTGTTAAATAGATTAAGCTTTCTGAAGAAGGAAAACAAGTTTGGTTTACCAAAAGGGCATTTAAATCCAAACGAGTTAAAAATTCCTGAAATAGGGGCACAACGTGAAGTTCTGGAAGAAACAGGCGTATTTTTCCCTATTGATAATTTCAAACATTTCATCAAAATTTGTGATACATTATATTATATATTAACATTAGATAGCAATTTTGTACAAAATTTTTCTCCACATGATAAGCATGAAATATGTTATACATCTTGGTTTGATTTAAATTCGATAAAATACCTTAATATAAATCGGACACTTTTAAAGAGTCTAAAACAAATAGATAAAATTAAATTTTTAGCTTCAAATCTTTAGAACATATTTGAAGAGACAATGTAAACAGTGTTTTGAGTTTCTAAAATAATATTTGTTGAGAACTTATACATTGCTACGAGTGGACTTGTGTACTCTTCATTAGATTTATAAAGAAGTTTGTCTTCCTCGTTTTTTACTATTTTGCATTCTTTATTTGAGGATGCTTCAAAATAGTCAAACGATATCTGTTTTTCGTTTTCAAGTGCGATCGTTGCCGCTTTTACTAAACATTCTGTATCAAACATACTTTACAATTATTTAATTTAAATTTTTTTTAAAATAAACGCAATTTCATTTAAATATATATATATACAATAATTATAAAATGTCATTTGATAGTGGTGCGGTAGAGGAAGAGGAAGAGGAAGAGAAGAAATGGACTAAGAAAATAATGATATTTTTAGGAATTCTTCTATTATTTTTGATTATATTATTGTTTATATTCTAAATAATATAAAGCTAATTAATTTTTAGAATTTTAATTATGTCTCTTATAGATCAATATATTAGAGTTCAAAAAGAATATGTCGAAAAATTTGGAGAAAAAACAATAATACTGTGTCAAACTGGTTCATTTTATGAAGTATATGCATTTAAAATAAATGATTGGCAACTTAAAGTTGCAAACGAACTTTTAGATTTGAAAATTGCTTCCAAAAAATCTAATAATACTTCTATCTATATGTGCGGATTTCCTGATCACGCTACCGAAAGATTTGAAAAGAAACTTTTAAAGAATAATTACAGTGTTGTATATATGAATCAAAGTGTAAATTTATTAGGTAAAATAGAACGAAAAGTAACTAATGTAATTTCGAATGGGAGTAATTTCGATTCAAATGAAGCATTAATTGCGTCTATATTTTTTGAAAAGGAAGATGAAGAAGAATATTACGTTCATTTATCAATTTTTGATACAAATTTAGGTGATACTACTGTAATTGTCAATAACAATATTATCAAAAATACAAATGAATTTATAAATATGTTTGTAATACAATATAAAGTATCAGAACTAATAACAAATGTCCCTTATAAGAATGACAAAATTTTAGTTCACCAAAAAACTTTTAATAAAAAGAAAAATAATGAAATTATAGACCAACTCGAAGAATATTTTAGCAATTTTAAAAACCTATATATTCACATTAAGGATAGAATTGGTTTCAATGTTCTTTTAGATAAATCAATTGAAAATGTTGTAAATTTACTTGAATTTGTTAAATTCCATAATGAAAACTTGGTAAAAAATCTTAAAATGCCTATTATTCAAAAACAAAGTGAATTTCTTGAAAAGTTTAATGGATTTGATAAGATTATAGATATAAATTCTGTTACAAAACTAATTGATTTTTGTAAAACAACAGAAGGTTCAAAGAAACTTTCAAATATTATTCAAACCCCAATTTATGATATAAATAAATTAAATAAACGTTATGAAAATATTCAAAAAATTATAAGTAATCAAGATATTTTCAAAATAACAGATAAATTAAGTAAAATTTGTAATATTGACCGCCTTAATAGAAAAATCGAAATAGGAAAATTCGAAAAATATGATATTACAAAACTTCTAAAATCAAACATAATATGTTACGAAGTTTTAAGAGATTTAAGGGAATATAATTGCGGGTGGATTCCATCTAGCAAAACACTTGAAGACTTTCAAAAATATATTAATAAAATTGAATCCTATTTTGATATTGACAAAATAGATACTTTGAATATTTTTAAAAATGAGCAAGATATTGATAAAATTTGTAATGAGATTAATATAATAAATGAAAGGATACAAACTTTATCTAAGACATTTCAAATAGAAGTTAAAATCCAATATAATGAAAAGACAGGTTTCTTCTTTGAAACTTCAAGGAAAAGAGGAATAGATATAAAAGTTAAATTCAAAGATTTTAATTATCAGTTGCTTACAAGTATTTGTAAAATTTCTAATAATGAAATGGAAAAACACAGTCAAAATTTTGAGAAATTAAATAAATTACTTGAAATTAAGACAAATGAAAAAATTAATGCTTTTTTTGATGAGAATTATTACAAATTTTACGAATCAATTAAGAAAGTGTTGTTTAAAATAACTTGGACAGATGTATTCCAGTCTATTGCAATGGCAAGCATAAAATTAAATTTGAAACGCCCTATTTTAAAGCAAGCGGGTGTTAGCTCAATTGAATGTAAAGACCTTCGTCATATTCTTGTTGAAAATTCGTTTAAAAATACTAAACAAGCATTTGTTCCAAATGATGTAAATTTAAATAGTAATTATCTTATTTATGGTGTAAACAGCGTTGGTAAATCTATTTATTTAAAATCTATTGGAATTGCAGTAATATTAGCTCAATCAGGCATTTTTGTTCCAGCAAATGAATGTGTTCTAACTCCTTATAACAAAATATTTGCAAGGTTTGGGAACGCTGATGATTTAGTTAGAAATCACTCTAGTTTTATTTCTGAAATTTATGAGATTGAAACGATTATTACTAATTGCGACTCTAATAGTTTGATTATTGCCGATGAATGCTGTAGTTCAACAGAGATTAAATCTGCTATTGAAATTGTATCGTCTACTCTAAAATGGCTTACTGAAAAGAAAAGCTCATTTGTCTTTTCTTCCCATTTTTTTGAACTGATTAACAAAGTAAAAGGCATTGAATCACTTTCAATTGCTTATTTAAAAATAACAGAAACAAAAGATGATATTATATTTGATAGAAAATTAACTATTGGAACTCCTGAAAATTTAAATTACGGTACTAAAATTGCTAAAACAATATTCACAAATAAAAATTTTAAGAAAATGCTTGAAAAAACAGATGTGTATAAAGAGAAAAAGATTGTGAAATCGAGATACAATTCATCACTTGTTGTAAAATGTTGTACTATTTGCGGATATGCACCTACTAGTGACACAGACCTGCCACTCGATATTCATCATATTGGAATGCAAGCGGACGCTGATCAAAATGGTTTTATTAATAATATGCACAAAAATGATGCCGCAAATTTGGTCGTTTTATGTAAATGTTGTCACCAGCAAACTCATCAAGGTAAAATTACTATCAATGGTTGGAAAATGTCTTTACATGAAAACAAGCTTGATTATGTAATTAAATGATAGGTATATTTCTCCAAACATCTGCAAATTTCTGATCTAAAAAATCAAAAAGTTTTTCATAATCGTTATTTTTTATAACGAAATCAAAAGAGTCATCTGGCATCTTAACAACTTCATTTTCAGTTGCTGAATTTTCAATTGCGTCTAAATGCACTTTCCAATCATTTTTATATAAGGTTTTAATTCTGTTTTCTAATATATCTTTATCTGTGTCTAGCTTTATGATAAGATCAAACTGTTTTTCTTTGATTGCCTGATATTCATTTGTTAAGCGAAGATCATCTATTATAACGTAAGAATTTACTTTAATTTTGTTCATAATGACGTTTATCCAGACGTTAGAATCGATCTCTCGCATTTTCGTTGCTAAATCAATCAAAAGCTTTCGATCTTTTTCTTTCATTCCAAATAATTCTGTTGCTAAATCCTTTACTTTTTTTGCAAATGACGTTTTTTTCCAATAAAAATAATTATACCTATTTTTGATTTCATCAGCAAGACTTGATTTACCTGATCCAATATTTCCACAGATAGCAATCTTCATTTTCAAATAATTTAATATAACAAAATCTCTTTATATTAAAAAAATGATAAAAAAAACTAACTTAAATTTATAATAGTGATTAAACCATTTATTTCTCGTATAAAATGACTTATGTACCTGAGCTACTTACAATTCATGAAATTAATCCTTACATTATTGCTAAATTAGATGATAATACTATTCATCAAGCCGTAAAAGATTATAACAGTGGAAAAATTGGATCAGGTAAATATGGTAAGATTGAAGATTGGGATGTTTCTAATGTAACTGATATGAGTTATCTATTCAATATTCCAATTCATGACGCAGAAGGCGATTTTGATTATGAAGATATTTCACAAGTATATTGTGTTTGGGATATTTCTAAATGGGATGTTTCTAATGTAACTGATATGAGTCATATGTTTAAAGGTGTAAGAACTATTAAATATTCATTTGAACACTGGAATACATCTAAAGTGACTGATATGAGTCATATGTTTCATAATGTAAAAAGTTTCAATCACCCAATTGGTAATTGGGACGTTTCTAATGTTACTGATATGAGTTACATGTTCTTTTGTGTTGATGGTTTCAATCAACCCATTGGAAATTGGAATACTTCTAATGTTACTAATATGGGATGTATGTTTACATTCTGTCAAGAGTTTAATCAAGATATTTCAAATTGGAAAGTTTTTAATGTAATTAATATGGAATGCATGTTCCGTTATGCGATTAGTTTTAATCAACCAATTGGAAAATGGGATACTTCTAGTGTAAAAGATATGCAATGTATGTTTGAAAATGCATCGAGTTTTAATCAACCAATTGGTAATTGGAATGTATCTGATGTTAAACGAATGTGTTGGATGTTCTCCCGTGCAAATGAATTTAATCAACCAATTGATAATTGGGATGTTTCTAATGTTACTGATATGTACTGTACATTCTTTCAAACAATTAAATTCAATCAACCTTTAAATAATTGGAATATTTTAAATGTGACAAATATGGAATCAATGTTTGAATTTTCAGATTCATTCAATTATAATAATGCTATTTGGTATAATCGTGATTTAAATGAGGATGAATAAAAAAAATAAAAAAACCCTTTATAAAGGGAACCATAAATGGTTTTTTGAAGATTTAGTCATAAATTGCGAGGTAACGATAATTATAATCATTTGAGTATGCATCATGTAAAATATACATCTCACTCCACCCACTATCTTGGCAAACTAAGTTGATACAGTTACAGTATCCAAGCTCGTAATCACGACCATTCGCAATTTTATTAATCCTCTTCTGATTTGCTTGCTTAACACCTTGATAGTAGTTCCAGTTTACCTCAACCATATTAAATAGGTAGTCTCTCTGTCTCTCTGTCTCTCTAGTCAAACAATCATATTTTATAATAATATAGGGGGCTGTTTGTTATCATTTTTATTTTTTTTTTAATTTTTTTGCGTACAAACAATTGAATTTTTACGAGTATAAATTTTTTTTATTTCAGAGTCTTCTTTCAATTTTTTGTATAGAAGTTGTTTTGTTTCTGCTGTAATTCTTTTTGTCGAAAATTGAATAACATATTTATCATTATGTTCGAAAATTTTGTATCTGTAAAACATATTACTTTTATTTAACAAGTTATTTTTATATTATATATTATAATATGAAATTTTCGAGCATAATAATAATTGTTTTAGTTTTAGTTTTTTTAGCTTTGGCTATTACTATGATTAATAAAACATATAATTTACAAGATGTTGATGATAATCAACTATTAAATGAAGAACTTAAGAATAAATATTCTATATCAGATCAACAATTTAAAAGTTATAAAAAAAATTTTGAGACAATTGATAAATCAGGCGATCATATGTTACAAAGAAGTGAAATTATTTCATATCGGGATGGAGTGAAGCTTGATGAAGTAAATGCTCATTATGAAAGAAATGGTTATGGAGATGGCAATTTGATGAATTTAGATAAATTTGTAAAGGAAAAAGGGAATCTATCAAATTGGAGTGTTATACCTAAATCACGTTGTAAAGGGAAACAAGCAAAAACACGTTGTAAAGCACCTTGGCTCTAAATTTTAAAAGAATTCATTGTATTTACTTACATTGATCTTTGGTTTATTTGTTTTAGTTTTGAATTGATTTGGATCCCACATTTCATCGTCATCTTCATCAATCGCTGGCGGTTTGTAATTTTTATTTGAAAAATCCCACGAGGCTTGACTACATAGTTTAAAAGGGGGATGAGGGTTCGCTTTATACCAGAAGACACAGTCTTCAATTTTATTCGACTTTGATGTATTATCAATTACTAAACATTCATAATTATTAGTACATTGATCCATAATTGAACAGAAGGCATCAAAGCTGGGAAACATGCCAGCAAAACACTCGAATAGCCTCTTTCTATTTTGTATTATGTTTTCACGTAAGATAAATACATAATCTATATTGGTTCTTAAATTGGGAGGAATACCTAACGCGTATTGCATAGTTATTATAAACAAAATTTTGAAATGACGACCATTCATAAAAAGAGATCTCACGTATTTGGACTTTGTCCAAGTTGAATCATACAAACAATCATCAAAAATAACAAAAGCGTTTGGATTTACGGAGGAATAACCATTTAATTTTTGTTTTTTAATTAATTTTTCTTGACGAATCAAAACTTTTTGCACGATGTCTTCACTGTATTCGTTATGAATAAACACAGGCGGCACCATCTCTGAATAAAAACTATTCGCGGCTTCGGTCGCTGAAACTACTGTTCCTACTGGTATCTGAGTGTGAAACGATAACAAATCTTTTGTTAAAAAAGACTTGCCAGTATTACGTTTGCCAATCATAACAACAACACTATCAGGAGCTATAGAACCCATATCAAATTTTTTCAATTGTAATTTCATTATATTATTAAAATTTTAGTATATATTTAATTTTCAAAAAAAAACAATATAAAAATAAATAAATTTTAAAAAGATAAATGTCAATTGAATCATTTTTTTCAAATATTGAAAAAAAAATTGTGTTTTTTACAGGTAGAGATGGTGTAGGTAAAAAATATAAAATTTCTCATCTCGCTAAAAAATACAACATAAAAACAATTGATTTAGATCCTTTATATAACAAACATCATATACATTTCAAAAAAAAATGTTTTTTTGATAAATTAAAAGAAATAGCGTGTAAAAAAAATATTACAAGTTTTTTTCAAAATCAAGATGAGGTAATAGTTGTACATAACTGTCATTGTTTCGATAAGGCTTTTTTTGAAAGTTTAAATAGTTTATCAAAAATACATATACCAATAATTTGTATTATTAATACTTCGCTTATAAGTGAACGATTTACTTCTTTTATAACAAAAAATTCAAAAAATTTTAATCTGAAGATGAGTTTTGATTTTATTCATAAATTCATAAAGAAATTAGATTCTAAAATTAGTAATGAAGAGGCAAATGAAATCATCAAACATTGTAACGGAAATTTAATCAGAATAAAAAATATAATTTTACAGAAGAGAATTACGAATACGATAGATAACTCGAATAAGTCTATTATAAAGATCGATAAACATGTCGTATCAAACTCGTTTAAAATACTGTGCGATCCTAATATAAACTGGATTGATAAAAATGATATTTTAAAGTCACAATCATCTTTATTTAGAATGTTGATTCCGAATCATATCTGTAGCGGACTTGATGAGTTTAAAAATTGTAAAGAAAAAAACATAGAAATAGCTATCAATTGTTTTAAGAAACTGAAAAGATCAGAAATAGTGGAATCATTTCAGTATTCAAATATACTTCGATTTATTTTTCCAACAATTTGTGTTCAGAACCAAACTATTAAACACATTTCGATGACAGCAAGTAATTCTAACGAAAATATTAGAATTGAATCAGATGAACATAATATGTATTTATCATATAATTTGCTTAAATGTTTTGAAAAGGATTTAAAATATGATAAATTAAATGAAGATTCAACAGATATAATTGCAAAAACTGGTAAGGTATTTGGAATCACGATTACAAAAAAACAACTATCATTATACAAAAAAAAATATATGTAATAATAATGGATAAATTAAGATTGAATGCGTCTGATTATTATGGTAAAAAAGAAAACAGAGATATAATTTTTGTTAATGGCTATGCAGGTTCTAATGTGACTGCGTATCATCCTCATAACCAGTTTTATGTCGAGAATAAAACAAAACTGGACCAATCGAGAAACCGTGATCAACTAATAGACTCTGCTGAAACAAAGATCGCAGAAGAAAACCGTAAATTAAAAAATTATTTGGTGCAACCAGGAAGTTTGCGAAAGGAGTTTGAAAAAATTCCAAATTTTTAAATCTTGTATATATAATATGGATAAAGAAAGAAAAAAAATCTTTTCAGAAACAACAATAAATGAAATAACAAATAACTTTATAAAAACTTGGAAAAGCATATTCGATCAACTTTTGAATCCTGAAACTTATAAAGAGATGACTGATATTGTAATGGATGATGACAATATGATTGATATTACAATGAATAAAGCAAAAATTTTACTTGAAATTTTGACAAAAATTTTTTGGAAAGAAAATCAGAAATTGTATGTCGGTTTTGGTTTTGTAATATTAGCATATCTGAGTTACTTTATCTTGGTCTCAAAATAAAAAAACTTCACAAAAATGTGAAGAAGAAAATAAAATTTCTTTTTTTAAATGATCACTTAATGTTCATATCATTTAATGAGTTAATTGCCTCTTGATACTGTTGATTCTCAACCGACATAAAACAAGGTATGTTTGTGTAAAAGTACTGTTTTACGATTTCAAATTCGTGCAATTGAATGTAACCTGGACTCTCCAGGTAATTTTGCGTATTAAATTCGTTCCAAAAGAAGTATTCACTTTTGCTACTAATGACATCACAAACCTCCAAGAAAGCAGTCCTTTCTTTGTTGAAATAAGACAACTCAAGGTGCTCACTATCCGTTCCATTTAAAAGGGCCATATGTGCGAATCGGCCGACATTAGCTCTCATTTCAGTTTCAATGCGACAAATTTTTGCAATTATTGGAGGCAAAAATTGCAGCTCTTCTTCATACTTACAATGTTTGCAAACGGTGGCCTTCCTGTACACGGATCCCCAGTGCATGTCATATTGAACATCAAACCTACAAATTGAACAATGAACCATATTTTATATATATAATCATTGAAATAATATATGTTTTTTAAGTTAAATCTTGCAATCATTTTTATTTTTTATAAAAAACACAATAAATTGTGTAAAATCTTAACAGATTTTTATTTTAGATCGCCATATTGTTCATGGCGTTCATAGATACCTCAAATTCATCCTCGAACTCGTGTTGCGACACATCGCAAAACAATGACATATTGTTTGCAAAATATTGCTTCAATCTGTCAATCTCGCATTGCATCACGTATCCCTCAGTCTCGAGAATGTTGTTCATTTGGATCAAATTCCAAACACGAATTTCCTCAAGAGTTTTCAATGATGTTTCAATTTCGATATAACAAACACGGCTTTTCAATGACTCGTCTGCCAAAGAACTCCCAGTTTTTGTCAGATATCTCAAAAGATCCAAACAATGTGAATCTCTTTCCATTATTTTTCCTTTGAAAAGAGAGTATTCATAGTAATTCTGCTTAATTTTAGTCAGCAGTTTTACAATTCTAGGAAGTTCAAGATCTTTTTCTCGATTACATCTTAAACAAGAAGTCGCTGTATTGTATCGTGACTTCCAATGAGACTTATAGTCTACATTTTGACAACAAACATTGCACTTGTATTGCATCATTGTTGTTGTATTGTTTTGGTTGTTATTTTGTATTTTAAGGGTTGTTTTTTTATCATTTTTAAAAATTGTTATGAATTGCAAATTCATCTTCTTTTTCATCATCAATAATCATACATACAACTTTACTATCATTTTGCTTTCTTTTTTTAACTGGAAATAACTCACTTTCTTTTTCAGGATTATCCTTTAAAATCTGTCTATAATTTTTTACCTTTTCCCAAAAGTTTTTAATATTACTTTCAACTGATTTAAACCATTTGTCTTGTCTTTTAATAGTCGTTTTACAACATTTGTCAAGTTTCCAAAACGTTTGCTTTATACTTTTAACAGTATCATTTTTAACTAACTCATCAATCATATTTTCAAGCCATATTTTATAATATGCATCTGACTCACACATATTCGCATATTTATATTGGATTTTATCATCTTTTTCAAATTCAATTAAAATGCTATAGAAATTTGCTGTATTTTCTTTAATCATTTTATAAAAATCATTTTTATTAAGGGTTTCATCAATTTTACATTCAAAGAAATCACAGTAGTCAAGGTCACAACATTCCATTTGTAGCTGACATTGGACCCAATATTTATATAATGGAACTCCTGTTAATTCACGACTGTAAAGACATTTAATTTCAAGCATTCTTCCAGCAAGTTTAGGGTCTTTTGACTCAATTACAATTCCATCGGGACTTGCGCCTAGATAATCAATTGTCTTGTGTCTAATACAACCATATTCTCCTACTTTTGTATTTGTAAGTCTTTCATATATTTTTTGGGCAACGTCTTCAAATTTTATACCGTGAAGACACGCTGTTCCAGCTTTAAAAGTTTTTTGTGGCAACACTTTTTCTTTGATGTAAGACATTATCTCAGATTCTGTGCCAAATATGTGTGAAGCTGAGGAAGCCGTCACAACTCCGTGACGATAATCAAACCATTCTTGTGTTCTTTGTTCTGGTTGTTCAATTCCATTTAAATATGCCATTTTCTCTTCAACATCTTTTACTTCAACAGCTTCATTTTCGTTTATCATAGATTCGAAAATATATTCAGCTTCATTTGAGCGTGTTTTAGGCATTTTAGCGTATTTATCAATATTTTGAATTGTGTATTGTTTTTGAAATTGATTAATCATACTTGTGTCAACTTTATAATACTCTAAAATACGATTGAATAGCTCTTTTCTTTCATTTAATAGATAAATTTCATTATCATTTTTAAAATTTTCTTCAATCTTTTTGACATAATCAATAAAATTTAAAATTTTCAGTGTCATTTTTATTTTTTTTTATATTTTTTTATGTGCTCGTTCTTTTTATATGAAAAATAATTTTATATGGTAAAAGTATATATGGATATTGATTCCTTCGTAATATTTTTGTTTTTGTTTATATTAATTGCAATAGTATATTATAATGTATCGTACCCAATGAAATATGTTGAAGCGTATGATGGTCAAAAATATCTTGTTATTGATGATAATTTAAAAAATGAATCTGCAAATTTATTAGCGTTGATGAATGAAAAAAGCTCAAAATTAATGTTAAGATTAAAGGAAAAATATGGTGATGACAATGAAAATTTAAATCGTTTATTTCGAAACTATAAACCAAATCAATTGAAGGAGAAACACCCTAAATCTCTGGGAACTAGTTTTACTTTAAATAAACAAGACGTTATTTTATGTTTAAAGAAAAATAATGGGAAATCAATGGTGGATGAGAACACGTTACTGTTCATTTTGTTGCATGAGATTTCACATATTATGACGAAATCGATCGGACATCAGGAAGACTATTGGGAAAATTTTAGGTTTTTATTAGCTCACGCTATTGTTGCTAATTTATACGAATTTGATTCATATAAAAATGAAAAGAGATATTGCGGGATCAACATATCAAGCTCTCCAATAAAATTAAATGAGATTGAAAATTATATTTAAAAATGATGAAAAAACAAACTTGAAATAATATATAATGATAAATGAAAAATGACTTATATACCAGAGTTATTAATAATTCAAGAGATTACACCTTATATTCGTAATTTGCCATTAAATAGCGAAACGATTTGTAATGCTGTCAAAGATTATTATAGAGATAATGATAAAAAAAAAGCTATTATTAAAAAATATGGTAAGATTGAACATTGGAATACTTCAAATGTGACTAATATGTCAGAGTTATTTGCGTATACCTATTATTTCAATGAGGATATTTCTAATTGGGATACTTCAAATGTAACTAATATGAATCGAATGTTTTTCTATGCTCCTTATTTCAATCAACCAATTGAAAAATGGAATGTTTCCAATGTTACAGATATGTTGGGAATGTTTTATGATGCTGAAAATTTTAATCGTCCGATTGGAAGATGGAATGTTTCTAAAGTAAAAGATATGAGATGGATGTTTTATGTAGCAAAGAATTTTAATCAATCTATTAATAATTGGAGAATTGATGATGATTGCTTAATAGAAAGCATGTTTACTTTTGCTGAAAGTTTCAATCTTGATAATTGTACTTGGTATGAAGGTTAAAATTACATTTTTGAAGACCTGAAAGGGTTTTTTAATGCTATTTACCTTATTTTTATATTTTATATATATTTTA